TTCCTGGTTTGGGTCCCTCTGATTTCAGTATAGCGGCAGGGCTAGTCCCTGTCAAGCAATGCCAAGTACCGCTCGCGCAGCGTCCGCGCCGCGGGGGCCGGGGGCACGAGCGTCTGCCGCCACGCCTCCAGGCTGCGCTTCGCCAGGGCGACGTCGGTCTGCGGGTAGGCCGGGAATGCCACCGGCGAGACGTCGCGCAGCCGGACATACAGGAGCGTGCGCAGGTCGAACTGCTCCGTGCGCTCCCACCTGTCGCCGCCCTGCGGCACGACGAACGAGAACGAGGCGCCGGTGATGTCGCGCCTGTCGATGAGTGCGAGCACGTCGCGGGCCGCCTGGGTGTCCGGCGCGGCGATGACCATGACGAGTCCCGTCTGGTCCTCGGAGAGCTGGAGGGTCCCGGCGCGGTTGCGGCCCAGGACGATGTCCGGGTTGTGGTTGAAAAACGCGTACACGTCGTCCTCGGCGATGCTCTGCGCGAACGCGCCGGGGTTTATCTGCTCCCGGAATCCGCCGAGGTCATCCGACAGGCGGTTGAACACCGCCGCGTGGCCCTCGATGCGGAGCTTGTCCTTGATGGCTCGTATCTCCGTGAACTGGAATGTCCGGCGCTCGATGCTATCCATGCGTGATGCCTCCTGTGGCCATTCTCCCGTGACGTGGTAGTGCAGCCAGGCGCAGAACGCCTCGGGGTCGCTCTTGCCCTGGTTGTCGGCGACGCAGTCCGCGAATGAGTCGTACCCTGCGAAGGGCATGTCACCTCTCCGGCACGATGTCGCACTGGCACCCCTGGTGCAGCGGCGGTCCGGCGATGTCGTACTCCGCCCTCAGCGGCTCGGTCCCCTCGGCGGCGACGCTGTCGCCGGCGTCGACGAACCGCCCGCCGGTGCTCACGATGACGCCGTCCATGCGCTGACACAGTGGGCAGGCGTCCGGACTCGCCCTCCAGCGCATGTCGGGGATGCCGGCCGAGCGCCACGCCAGGATGGTGGCCGCCGTGCCGGCGCGGACGACCTCGTCCGCGGCAACCTTCGCCGGGCGCTTCTCCGTCCACTCGGCGAGGCGCGTGTCGAGCGATTCGCGCAGGGCCTCCAGCGGCTCGGCCGCCATGAGCGCCCGGAGCTGGCCGATGCTGGAGCTGGTCTCCCGGCTGGCCAGGGCGTCCGTGAACTCCGCCGCCATGCCGTCCACCGCGGGGGCCGAGGCGCCGACCTCGTCCGCGGCGTCTGCGGCGATGTTCTCGGCGAAGGCCGTCACGATGGGCAGCATGATGCGGGTGATGGCGTGCCGCTGGCCGGGGTAGAACTCGTCAATCCAGCGGTTCAGGGCGGCCACCGGGTCGGGCGTATCGAACGCCCTGGCGACGGCCCTGCCGGCAGCCTCGACGTCGCGCCGCACATAGCGCGTGACGCCGTCCGCGAACACGCGCAGATACGCGTTGCGGTGGCGCTTCCGCAGCAGCAGGCCGCGCTCTTCGCGCGCGTTCTGCACCCGCCGCTCGCGGGCGGTCCGGCCCGCACCAGTCGCCGCCGCCCCGGCATCCGGCTCGCTCTCCGGCTGCGCCTCTCCGCCCTGGGGCTCGGGCTCGAATGAGGCCGAGCTGTCCACCATGCCGGCTATCTGCTCCGCAGAGAGCGACGGGAATCCAGCCGCGAGCGCGGCCTTCGCCGCGTCCGGAGAGAGCTGCTTCTGCGTCACGAGCTGGAGAATCGACAGCAGCGAGGCAATCTGAGCGCCATTGAGCGCGGTCGCCTGGACGTCCTCGCCCGCGGCGACGTCGCCCTCGGCCTCGGGGACTACCGCCTCGACTGGGGCCATGTTGAGCGGCATCATGTAATGCTTCCCGATGCCCTCGGGCAGCGGGTTCTCCTCGTCCAGCTCGCGCCACTCGTCCGCGTTCACGACGCCGTTACGGCGCTTGATTTCGAGAATCTCGGCCTGCTCCTTCATGTCGCCCCGCAGCAGGCCGTTGATGTTGTACTTCACGTAGAACCTGCCCCGCTCCTCGGGCGTGAACAGCGTGTAGTTCATGGCGTCCTCGTCACGGACGAGCCACGGGCCGATGGTGAACTTCGCGTACGCGACGAGGAACTGGGCGATGCCCGAGCCCCAGGTGGTCGCCTTCGTGAAGTGCTGCAGCAGGATGGGGTTGATGCGCAGGATGCGCGCCACCTCCTCGATCTGCAGCTCGCGCGTCTGCAGGAACTGCGCCTCCTCGGGCGGCACAGACATCGGCTCCCACTTCATGCCGCCCCACAGGATGGCCGTCCGCTGCGCGTTCGTGAGCCCGGTGTGGAGCTGGTTCCACTCCTCGCGGAGCTGGGCGCGCTCGTCGACTCCCGGCTTCCCCGGATGTGCGATGTAGCCGGAGGGCCTGCCGGAGTTGCCGAAGAACCTCGCGCCGTATTCGTTCGACGCGATGGTCATGCCCAGCGCCTCACGGTGCGCCCGGATGACGTTGTAGCCGCGGACGCCGTCGTAGCTGAGGCCCGGCACGTGCAACACACGGTCGTCCGCGAGGAACACGCGCGCCCCGTCCGTCTGCGTCCAGTAGCGCCTGACGCCATCGCGCACCTCGGCGTCGGTCCGGTCCGGCAGAAGCGGCCAGAGGCCGATGGGCCGCCCGGCGTTGTCCCGCTGGACCTCGGCGTACGAGTTGCCCCAGGTGATGCAGTGCGCCGCGCGGATTTCCTTCCAGGTGAACGGGCTCATATAGGGGTTCGGCCTGTCGTGCAGCAGCCCGTACACCGGGTGCTCCGTCGCGAGCCTGCGCCCGCCGTTCGGCATCCGCTCGTAGACGTGGATGGGTAGGTACGCTATCGTGTCCGCGATGGTCGCGACGCCACACCAGAACGCCGTGACGCCCAGCGCCCGGTCGTGCGTCACCTGGACGCCGGCGGGCGTCGCCTCGATGCCGAAGTGCTCGAGCACGGAGGCCTGCGAAATCGGGACCTGCGGGTTCTCGATGCGGGAGCGCGCCTCGAGGGTCGAGAGAATGCCCATGCTATGGCCTCCTCAGAGCGAGCGCCATGAGCGCCACGCCGACGACGATGCAGGATGCGGGCCAGTAAATGCACGCGACGCCGACAGCCACGAGGGCGAGGCCCCCGTACACGTGCGCGTCGCGGATGTCGATGCGCGAGGCGAGCTTTGCGATGCGGGCGAGCTGCTTTCTCATACGACGAACATTCCGGCCTCTCCGGCCGTCTCCACGCCGGCCGTGACGGCATCCGTGCGTGCCTGCCACGAGAGCACGCCGGCCATGGCGAGGTCAATCTTGTGCGGGCTGTCCGACCGCTCCTTGCGGATGAGCCACAGGTGCCGGCCCTGCTCGTCGAGCTGCGGGAGCTCGTGCTTGTAGGCGTTCGCGATGTGCCGGGCCATGACCGGGTCGCCGTCGTGCGAGAGCTGGCCCGCGCGCATGGCCGTGTCGTAGGCCTCGAGGGCGCGCGTCATCTGCCGGCGGCGGTTCGTCCACCACTCGACGACGTGGTCGGCGCCGTGCCGGCCCGCCCAGGTCGCGACCCAGGACTGCCAGTATGGCGGGTCCGCGTACATGCGCCAGACGTTGTACCGCTCGAACGCGGCCGCGACGGCGTCGTCAACCTCTGCCTCCGGCACCTGCCAGTCGGTCGCGCCATAGGGGCACTCCCACACGCCGAGCACCCACTGGTAGCCGGTCTCGACGTGCGTGGCCACCAGGCCCGTCGCATCGTGGAACAAGGCGCCGTCGAACCCCAGGACGATGGTGTCGCCGTCCTGGACAGGGCTCTCCTCACGGGCGAGTGCCGCCCAGAGCTGGGCGTCGAATGCCTGGGATGAGCTCTTGACGAGCCGGTTGCACCAGACGCGCTCCCAGTAGGCGCGGTCGGTGGTCGGGTCCCGCCAGAGCTCGACGATGCTGTCGATGTCGCGCCAGGCGACCGTCGGGCCGGCCGCCTCGATGACGGCCGCGCGGGCACCCTCTTCGGTCTCGAGGTCGTGCTTGTCCGAGGCGAAGCGGTAGAAGAACAAGAGGCGCGAGTCTTTGAGCTGGCCCGAGTCGACCGCCTTCGCGTAGTCGAGCGTCGCCTCGGCGACGGACCCGGTCCCCGGCTCCGGAGCTGTCGTGACCTCGAGCGCCCAGGCGTCCGCCTCTTTGCGCTTTGGTAGGTTCGCCAGCATGGTCTGGTGCGCCTGTTTCAGCCGCGGCA